GAAGACTTCTTGATTGCAGTCTCTGATTCTACTGCGTCGACACGCTTTTGTACACCATCAATCGTGCTCTTGATGTTATTTACAGCGCTTGAAAGTGCTGTGTGTTGTTCTGCCAACTCTGAAATTCTAGCATCTACGCTCTTGCTAAAAGCTTCAACAGTCTCTTGGATTGTTGTTACTTGTGCTGCATTTGCTTCAGATGCCTTGTTTAGAGTTTCTGAGAAAAAGCCTTTTAGATCGCCTAACATCTTTGCAAAATCAGGTTCATCAACCTTATCTTCTGATACTTCGGCTGCTTTTTCCAGAGTTTCGGCAGAAGGGTCTTGTGCTACTGCATCTTCAGTAGAAACTTCAACTGCTGCTTCATCTGCAACTACTTCTGTTTCTTCAACTGCTGCTTCTGCTGCTGCGGTTTCGGCTGGAACTTCAACAATTGCATCTTCTGCAACTACTTCTGTGTCTTTGCCTACATTAAGTTTTTCCACTTCATTACCTCCTTCTGCGTTTGCCTGTTTTGCATTTTTTTGTGTTTCAGGCAACGTAAATCTTGAATGCTTATATGCATCAAGAATCTTATCTATTTCTTTTGCTTTGTTAACATCTGAACTCTCAACCCAACCAATTAGTTGTGCTGGCTTACCAGATACTGGTGAGTCATATGTCTTCTCTGTTGAAATAAAAACAGAGTCACTGTCTTCACAGTAAAATATGTTTTCGGTTACGACACCTACTGCAATTCCCTTAAACATTAATTCCCCATTTACTTTCTGTACAGAAAGAATGTTACATAATTCATTTGCTGGAGAATCAACAATTGAAAGCTCAATTAATTCGTAGTTCTTAATAAATCTTACTGTCTTACCATTTGACTTATTAACTTCGTTGTCTGATTCAAGAATCTTTCCGCCGATTGAAAATCCAGATAGAGTTCCGTCTAAAACCTTTTCCCAAGTATCTTGAGCACCCTTTGAGATGTATGCATCTACGTAGACACCGTTATAAAATTCTTTTGACTTTGGGTCGTAAAAACTTTCTGGCTTAAATGAAACCATTTTGCCCACTGCGTTTGATCCATGCATCTCACGAATGTTTCCACGGAAATTTTCAAATGCCTTTAAGCTTGACTCTGCTGTTACAACATCGCCTGTTTGATCAACGTTGTCCAATGTAGCAAATCCAGACACAGTTCTTTTTTCACGGTTAACCTTAGTAAAAGGTACCGATAAATTAATGACGTTTCCATCACTGGTCCATAGAGACTTTTCAATGTTCATATGCTTAATTTTATAGTGTTATATACTATAAAGCAAATAACAGTTGAGTAGACTTAGTCAACCTGTCTTCCGTCGCCCTTGGCATTTCTTCCTTCTCCTACTTTATCTGAGGATGAGGCGGATCTTTCTGAATCTCGGGCTCTAGTTTTTCCAGCGGTTGCTTTTTGATCAGCGGCTTCTTGTGGCTTTAATTCAACCATTTTATCCCCACCATCAACAGGGATCATGCCTTTTCTAATTCTAACTTCATTTGGAGTAATTACCTGCATTCTTAAATATCTTTCGTCTATTTGAGACTGGGTATCTTCATCCGTTAGGGTTAATTCGTTAAACTTTAAATACAAAGCATCTGTTTTTTCTTCAAATATTGCATTAATTTTTTTCTCAAGGGTCATTTGAGCTGGTCGGCAAACCTGCTCTTTAAATGTCTTGTCTGCATCACGGGCTACTGCTAAATTAACCCCCTCTGGAGTTCCTATTTTATTAATTGGGACACGGTGGGCTAGCAGAATTTCATCTCTATTTGATTTACGATATTTCTCAAATGAGCCTTCTTGATTTCCTGCTTCAATAGGCTCCATTTTAAATTCAACCTTTGAGTCTGGGCTATCAGCTGGAAGCGGTACATATAATGATCTATGGTTCTTTCCCTTTAATCCGACCTGGAAAAATTCAAGCAATTTACGCTCTGACTCTGGAGAAAGCTTTGCTCCCTTTACTGTAATGATATATCTTGGGACAGCTTTGTTTTCAAAATAATCTAAGTTGTATCTTCCAGACAATTCATTACCTGCGAGTGCTACCTGTGCAGCAATAATGTCTGGGATACCATAATAATTATTCATAGGGGTATACTTTTTAAAATGAATAATTTCATTTGGACGATCTTCTTGTCCAGCAATAGGGTTCTCTGTTTCAGTGTCTCCGAAGTTGTTAAAGAAAACAGCCTTGCCGTATAGCAATTGAACAAAGCCATCTCTTAATCTACGTACACGCATTGTCTTTGCTGGTATATGCCCAATGTATCCAATGTTCCCACCTGTTGTTCTTCCAACTTCGATATAACCGTTGCCAGTAGCCTCCAGGTCTGTGTACACCTTAATAAGAGTTTGTGTAAAAGTATCTTCATCATTTGTTGTATCTAACCAAGCATGTAGGTCTTGACGAAGCTTGTTTAACTTTCTACGTGCTCTTTCTAGCTGCTTGTCATCTGTAATAGAATCAAATGCATCGTTGGTCTTTTTTGTTTCAATAAAATCATAGCCTAAACCAACGATATTAGAAACCTTTGCGTTAATTGCTGCATAATTATAAGTAGATATTTCATAAATCTTAGATAGATACTCTTGGTTGTATGGTGGCTCAATAAGATCAAACATTGCATAACCAGTAATTGCTTGTGCTAATAGGTTCTGCTGTGTACCGCTGCCGTCTATACCCGTAAAGGATTTAGAAAACTCTCTATTTATCTTACGCTTAAATGAAGATCCGAGACCTCTTACCTTTTTTAATTCTTCAAGACTCATTGAAAATGGATCGTTGCTCTTGTCATCCTTTTTAAAAGAAAACCAGTCTGCAGTATTTGATATATCAATAATGCTTTCTGAGCCATCCTCATTAAGAAATTCTACTGTCATCTTAAACCACCTAGTTTCTTCATTTCGTCTTTATAGTTACCAATGTCGTATGGGTCTGGAACTAATCCCCAGTCAAGTCTTTGTTTTTGATGCTCAAATTCTTCGTCGTTAATTTTTCTTCTTGCTGAAAGAAATTTAGGCCCGCCTTCATATATACCGAATGAGCGAACTTCTCTAGCCAAAGCATCGATGTTGGATCTATTGCCTTTTTTGGACGTGACCGAAAGAAAATTCCCATCATCATCTCCAATCCATCTGCCGTCAGGCATTTCCCAGACATATATGCCTAGAGTAGACTCTTCTTCTAGCATTCTGGTTTTAGTTCTATTAATGTCCATAGACATAAATCATACCATTATTTCGTGCTAAAGTCTAGAGTTTGTACAATAGACGGACAAAATTATAGGCTAACTGCCTCTGCCTCTACCACTGTTATAAAGAATGGAGTTGAATCTTCTCCCAAAGTGGACTCTTCTATTTCAAATGAGGTATCATTAATTTGATTTACTACGTTTCCTGTATATAGTAAATAGTGGTTAAGCTTTGAGGATAGGGGTAGATCTTCTTCATATACCGCAAGATTATTATACATATGGCTAGATCCGTATTTAGATCCATCTTGATTTTGATTAAACTTAATATTGCTATCTGCTGACGTAAACTCTATAATTATATGATGAGGGGTTCCCGCAACCATAAAGTCCCACACATTTATTGCGGATGTCCTATTTATACCATTTACGTATATTGAATTAATTCCAGACTTTGTTATATCTCCAGATGCGTCCCATTCGTATTTACTATTTAATCCGCTCACAAGAACATTTTCATAATCCTGGGGAGTAAATATAACCTCTACTGTTGAAATTTCTGGAACATTATTTAACGAGAATCCGTGTCCGTCATACATTTTAAGCCCATTGTTGCTATTGTAAGACAGCGTCTTGCTATTTATCTTTGGCAAAGAGTAATCATAATCTGAAGATATATAGTAGCCAGAGTTGTCGCTGTAAAAATTTTTTGAACCATAAAAAGCAATATCTAAAGATCTTAGAATTGGTAAGTATCTTGTGGCATCGTCAGAAGATAGGGTTACTCTTAAATAAACAATGTCTGAAATTTGATTATCGTTTTTATTAAAATAAGGTAACGGTGCCCCATTTACACATGGCTCCCAGCCAGACACTCCATTTAGACTGGCCTCTACCAAAATACCGTTTACGTCATTTTGCCAATGTATTTGAGAGCTAGTGATCCCTAAATAATTTGGAACAACAAAATGATCTGTAAATGAAAAAGATTCTGGACCTACTGTTTCTGGTATATATACATAAGATTGATCGGTTGATATATTTTCTCCGCTTATACCTATTTCTCCCCACAATTTTGATACAGGGTAAGTATATGAAAATTTGCGCTGTATGGATTCTGTGTTCATGCTAAACAAATAACCGTTATCTACAGATACTATTTGAGACACATTAACTTCTTTTGTGCCTTCGTTGTAATGATTTAAAATTTGAGAAGAGGCAAGAGCATACCTGTAGAATCCTACTGAATCAATTACAAGCCTTCCTTCACAAGGACCGCTTTTAAACAACACAGAATTGTTAGAAAATTTATAATTATCAATAGATGCTGTGTCAACAAGTAAACCGTTTACGTACAAAGACAACAAATTGCTTTGAAAAATTCCAACAATGTGGATTGCTTCAGAATTAGATACCGTGTGCTCTGCTTTGTTTGGCCCAACCCGAAATATAACGTTTCCGTTTTCGTAAAATATTCCAGTGTCTATTAAATCGTCTCCTACAATTGTTGCAGCAACATCATATTCTGGAAGCGCAGCCCATACTTCTATTGAAAAAGCATTATCTTTATAGTCTTTGGTTGCTATACCTTTTGGGCTGTATCTAATTTCAGTAGAAGACAATATTTCTGTACCTCTAATTCCTCCAGACACCAACGGCATTATCTGTTTTGTGGATGCAGAAGAAGCGGTTCCATTATTAAGGCTACCCGAGTAATCGTAGACATCAATACCAGTAATTTGTGAATATACCAAACCGCTGTCTTTTAAATCCTGGTAGGTCGCAAATTGAGATAAAAGTTCTGAGTAATCTTCTATTAGCCCAGACTGCACCTCGTCTAATAAATAAAATGAGTTTGGAAAGTCGTTTAAGACTATATTTTTATATGACATTCCATCCTCCTATTTTAATTAAAGTGCTGCTATTTGTGTTTGCTTTTCAGCAATAAGTGTATTTAAAGTTAAAACAGCTGTTTCGTCTGGCGTAGACTTAGCATTTTCTGCAATAAGCTTTAACTCTAATGCATACATCTGATACTCTAGATTTCTAATTTCTGCTTGAGCAATTGCTGCTTTCTCGTCATTTGTTAGAACTGTGTATGTTGGCATTTCATTCTCCTTCTTCTATTTTTATTTTTTCAGACTCAATGGCTTGAATCTTTTGATCTATTGATTGTATGCTGAGATTTATTTCAGCAATTTCCTCCTGAGTAGACTCAGAAGTAATTTTATTAGTATTAGTATATTTATTACAATTAAGCTCTTTTATATACTGATTAGCAATAAAAATTTTTTCTTCTTTTCTTATCATATCATAGACTCCTATTATAACCAAGTGGACCAAGGGCCGTTAACTATTGCAAAAGTAATGTCATTTTGACCATACAGTCTACATCTTAAAAATCTTGCAGCTGTGCTGAAAGGGAGATCTGTTGTTGATCTAACCCAATAGTTCCAACTAAAGCCATTAACTGGACCCCTTGTCATAGATGTTGTATAGTTTATTGTACTGTTAGCAATTGCAGTTCCGCCTCCTGCGGCTGATCTAACTTCCCACTCAATTCCGAATGGTGTGAACGCACCACTAAATGTTGGATTGTCGATACCCCATTTTATTTGAGTTGAAGTTCTTTCAAATTGAACAGTTGGTACGCCAATTGATGGGGGATTTTGTTGGGTAGTTGCTGTTGCTGTTCCATCTCCACCGTATCCCCAACCATCTTTAAAAGCTGCAACTGTTACAAAGTATGGTGTATTTGCAGATAACCCTGTAGCGTTATATGAAGTGCTTGTTGTAGTAGTGTTTACAATGTTGCTTCCACCTGAAAATGTTCCAATTTTTACTGAATATGAAGATGCTCCAGGTACTGACGCCCAAGAAGTAGTAAACGAGACATTTGTTATAGAGCTTGTTGAAGGAGAAGGAGTGCCTGGGGCTGTGTATGGAACAACTCCAGAGGCCTTAAAAGAACCATATGGAGTCCAGACCCCATTATTTCCTGCGGCTGATATAAAGAAATAATAAGTGCTTCCTTCTTGAAAGGCTCCGTTATAACTTGCAGATGTAGATGTCCATTCTGGAGCATCCCATATTGAATTTGAATCTCCCGAGAAAGCAGAGTTAAGAGTCCAATAAACCCTGTACTTAACTGCATTTGTTGCACCACCCCAAGAAACTGACAAGTTTGATGCACTAACAGTTGCATTTGCAAATGTTGGAGATGTTGCATTTGGTACAAATAGTGTTTCTACATTACTTTGTGTATATGCAGAAAATTTATCTGCTGCCGAAGTAACTGATCCAGTTGCTCCAGTGCCACGGAAATTAGTAGTTCTTGGATAAACGGTAAACGTATATCCAGCAGTATCAAGAACTGGCTGCGTAATAGAGGTAGTTGTTGATGGAACATTATAGAAGAAAGATCCATTTATATGTACATCATAAGTTGCTGCTCCTGGAGCTGCGGGCCAGCTTACAAGTATTTGTTTATTGGTATTTACTGATCTTACAAAAATTACTGCATTTCCTGCCGTTCCTGTTCCGCTAAATGTTCTTGCTGAATAATTAAAAGATGGTGTCCCTGCAAATCCTCCGCCATATCCATCATATGTAGTTGCATTAGATCCAACTGCCCAACTTCCAGTATAACTTAATCCTGTTGGTGAGTTTAACGTAACAGAGCTAGGTTGTCCAGGGGTAATGGTGGAATCAGATGTACTTACAGAAATAACTGCTGGGAGCATCATAACTCCTGTTGAAACTGTAATTGGAGTACTTCCTCTAAGATTTGTTGCTGTTATTCTACAACCTATTGTTTGCTCTGCATCTGCACCAACTGTTGTATATGATGATCCCGTTGCATTAAAAATATCTGTACCATTTCTTGTCCATTGATAAGAGTATGTTGTTGCTGCGTATGCATCTTGAGCATTCCAGCTTCCTAGTGTTACTGAATAAACACATCCAATTATTCCAGATGTTCCACTTGTTGTGGATATAGATGGCGCTGCTGTATTTAATGGAAATTCTGGATACATAATTGACCATTGAGTTCCAGTATATACCCAGGCTTGCTTTGCTGTTCTCCAAAGAGAACCGTCATAAATTCTTAATGATTTTTGATTTTGCCAGGTGCTTCCGTCAAATGCTCTTATCGCCATGTCAGGTCCTAGTAAAAAATATACAAGTCGCCAGCTGCAGTGCCTGTTGGGGGCGTTCCAGATTGATTATAGAATACTTTATTTGAGTTTGCTGTGTTAGTGCCATTTGAATAGGCTACTGCAACTCCTGCTGTTCCAGTTGCACCTGTGGCTCCTGTTGCACCTGTTGGACCTGTTACACCAACACCTGTGGCACCTGTGGCACCTGTTGGGCCAGGCACCGTGCTGTTAGCACCTGTTGATCCTGTGGCACCTGTTGGGCCCGTAGCGCCCGTAGCGCCCGTAGGTCCTGCAACCGTACTGTTAGCGCCTGTAGCTCCTGTGGCACCTGTTGGGCCAGGCACCGTGCTGTTAGCACCTGTGGCACCTGTTGCACCTGTGGCTCCTGTTGGTCCTGTGGGACCAGCAACTGTGCTATCGGCTCCTGTTGCACCTGTTGGACCTGTAGGACCTGTAGTTCCTGTCGATCCCGTTGGGCCAACAATTGTGCTATCGGCTCCTGTAGCGCCTGTTGCGCCTGTTGCGCCTGTTGCGCCTGTAGCGCCTGTAGAAATTCTTTGTAGGGTCCAAGCGGTGCCGTCCCAGATCCAAGTGTTTTGATTACTTGTAAATAATTGATTTAGTGATGGGCTAGATGGAAAGTCTATTGGCATATCATATCTCCTATAGTCCGACTATCGCTTTAGCTTCATCTTCGGTCAAACCTAAAGATTGCAACTTATCTAATGCTGATTGTTTATTTGGATCAATTTCTGGTTCTGAATATTCTGGGACAACAACTTGGCTTTCTAGATGTGCCTTATAATTAATTTCTTGTTCAGTGTATTCTCTTTCTGTAACTTCTCCAGTATTAACATTAATTTCAATAACATCGCTCATGTTGTACTCCCCCAAACGCTAAAAGTTGTTCCGCCTATAATACCAATTCCAGCACCATAATCATATGCTCCAAAATTACCAGAGCCTAGCCAAAGGCTCATAGTTACAGTATCTATTTTTGCAGTCCGATCCCAAAACCCATCTACAAAAGTAAGTCTTGGAGACTTATAATCTGGGCTGGAAAAATCTCTTCCTACTGAAATAGCCTTATATCTTTTTGAATTAACGGTAGATAAATTATCAAATATTTCTAGGGTTCCAGATGCTGGGCCTCTTTGTATTTCAAGAATTCCAGGGAATGATCCAGGTGATGCTGCTGCTTCATATCTATATAAATCATATATACCACCAGAGGATGTTCCTCCCTGTGTTAGCACTGATCCATATACGTATCCATACCAAGTTGTATCGTTATGAATAAATCTTTCATTTATAGCTCCGCCACCATTAAAAGAAAATGTAAGAGCATTGGTAGAAGTATTTTGTCCATCGTTTCTTGCCCAAGAAATTCTAATTCGATTGTATAAAGAAAGTCCAGTAAAAGTAACGGATGTTGCAGTTAAGCTTTGTATAAATTGATTACTTATTAGTGTCCATCCAGTTGGAACAGCACCCGCTGGTCCTGTTGCGCCTGTTGCGCCTGTTGCGCCTGTAGGACCTGCAACTGTGCTGTTAGCGCCAGTAGCGCCTGTTGCGCCTGTGGGTCCTGTGGGACCAGCAACTGTGCTATCAGCGCCTGTAGATCCTGTAGCGCCTGTTGGGCCAGCAGAACCTGTTGCGCCTGTTGCGCCTGTTGCGCCTGTAGGGCCTGTAGCGCCTGTAGGGCCTGCAACTGTGCTGTCTGCGCCAGTAGCACCTGTTGCACCTGTTGGGCCTGTAGGGCCTGTTGCGCCTTCAGCTCCTGTTGGGCCAACTGCGCCTGTAGGTCCAACTATTTGTCCAACTGACGTCCACGTAGAACCATCCCAAATATAAAGATCTCCATCACTTTCAACAATTCTTCCGTCATTTAAATTATTACCAAATGTAGGTAATTCATTTATAAATAAAACTGAGGATTTTAAGTTTACGGCAACGCCTTGAGTTCCTGTAGCACCTGTAGCACCTGTTGGTCCTGTAGATCCTGTTGCACCTGTTGGACCAGATAAAGATGATCCAGTTTCTACCCAAAAAGAATCATAGTATGTGTAGCTTTTTCCATTATCAGTATTAAACCAAGCTTGTCCTTCTATTGGGTTAAGCGGAGGAACAGAAGATGTTAAAGAGAAAGTTGCTTGAGATCCAGTCTCTCCTGTTGCACCTGTTGCGCCTGTAGCTCCTGTAGCTCCTGTTGGTCCAGCAACTGTGCTGTCTGCTCCTGTTAGACCTGTGGCTCCTGTTGCGCCTGTAGCTCCTGTAGGTCCTGCAACTGTGCTGTCTGCGCCAGTAGCACCTGTTGCACCTGTTGCACCTGTTGCACCTGTTGCACCTGTAGCACCTGTTGGTCCTGAGATTGGGCCTGCATTATCCCATTCTCCATTTTCATTATCCCAAACATGTAAATTTCCTTGAACCATGTAACCGTCTCCAGGGTTTCCTGTTGGATGAGAAGATTGCAATAAAGATAAAGAAGAGTAGGTTCCTAAAATATCAATTCCAGTACCAGCCTGGCCTGTTGCTCCTGTTGCTCCTGTTGCTCCTGTTGTACCCGTAGCACCTGTTGGACCCGTAGGTCCTGCTACAGTGCTGTTAGCACCTGTGGCTCCCGTAGCACCTGTTGGACCCGTAGGTCCTGCTACAGTGCTGTTAGCACCTGTGGCTCCCGTAGCACCTGTAGCTCCCGTAGCACCTGTTGGACCCGTAGGTCCTGCTACAGTGCTGTTAGCACCAGTAGCGCCTGTAGATCCTGTTGGACCCGTAGGTCCAGTAGGCCCTGTTGCTCCTGGGTTTGCTGTTAAGTAATCATCTATATCTTGTGCTAGATAACCTAAATCTCTAGGAATGTCAGGAGACATATCCAGTGTTGGATATCTGAAATTCTTAGGAGTTAAATTACTAGGCATTTTTAAATTATACCACTTTTAAGATTCTGAGCATCGTGATAAAAGGCAAGATTGTCATGCAGTCTTTGATCTTCGCACAAAGAAACAGCTATCTCCCCATGCTTTGAAGCTGCTTCAAAATCCCCTAGGTTATAGTTTGCAAGTGCTAGCAGATCATGAGGTTTCCATCCCCATGAGTCTGATTCGCAAAAATATCCTAAATACTTTTCTTTTATATTTAAAGCAAGCTCTGAATATTCTTTTACTTTGTGCCAATCTTCTTGCTCATAAAAATATTGAGCTAGATCTACAATGGGCTCTCTTCTTTCTGGGCATTCTGCAATTGCTGTTCTTAGCCAGTACTCTTTATTTTCTGGTTCACATTTAGCAATGTATCTCATAGACTCACATCTTTCTGGCTTCCAAAAGGCGGACTCTAAAGACAGGTGTCTTTTAAATTCTGCTGCAGACTCTGCATATCTAGCATAATAAAATAGTTCACGAGCATAGTAATGTGCACATCTATCGCTTAAAGGATCTTCTTTTGCTGCCATTTCTAAAAGAGCAAGATATTGTCCTCTAGATTTGTTATTGTCTGGCAGATGAGATATTTTTACGTCAATCTTTTTTCTTACCTCTTCTATTCCATAAAATGAAACAGATTCGTGAATTGGAAATTTCCACCTATGACCGTGTCTTGAATGCATTCTTAATGCATCAAATTCTGTTCCTGATTGTCCCGCTTCATCTATATGGGTAGCAAGTGTATGTATTGGTCTTGTTACATTAGAACCTTCTAAAGACTCTAACTCTTTTCTCCAGCCTTCCGAAAGTATTTCATCCATATCCATAGATATGCAGTAATCAATGTCGGAAGGAAGTAAGGCAAGAGCTGCATTGCGAGCATCATCAAATCGCCATGGATTTATAGAAATGATATGTACATTTATTCCAAGTGATTTGGCTATCTCTACTGTTTTATCTGTAGAACCAGTATCTGCAATTAATAAATAGTCAGCATCTTTTGCAGATTCATACCAACGCTTAACAAATTGCTCTTCATTCAAAGCAATTGTATATACTGCTATTTTCATTTTTCTCCGACTTTTAATTAGCCAATTATGTTAATTACACCTGTCATAGGAGAATGGAATTGGCAAATATAGTATAGCGTAGCTGGTGCGGCTAAGTCAACAGTAAAACGAATTCCGCCAACATCGTCTCCGTTATTTACAACTCCAGTATTATATTGATCTCCCGTTCCAGTTGTCTGTGCAGTTTTAATCCAAAACGGGTGCCCAGAGGCATTTACTGTAAAGAAGTATGTTTGTCCTCTTACTAATGTTAATGCTCGATTTGAAATTCCATCAATTGAATAAGAACCTGATCCGCTATTTGTAACTTGAAAGTTTTGTATGATAGTTAATCCTGCTGGACCCGTTGGTCCTGTTGGACCACCTGCAGGTCCGTCTGCACCAGTTGGTCCTGTTGGGCCTGTTAAACCAGCACCTGTGGCTCCTGTGGCACCAGTTGCGCCTGTTGGTCCTACTGATCCTGTTGGTCCTGTTGGACCCTGAATACTTGATCCATTGGCACCTGTGGCTCCTGTGGCACCTGCGGCACCTGTTGGCCCTGCTGGGCCTGTGGCTCCTGTAGCGCCTACTGCTCCTGTTGGGCCTTGAATGCTTCCCACATTTGTCCAAGCAGCTCCTGCCCAAACATAAAGCTCTCCAGCAACTAAATAAGCGTCTCCTGTTTGACCTGATGGCTGTGCGGCTTGCAATTGTGCAAGAGTAGAGTAAGAACCAAGGATTGAAACTCCAGTTCCATCTGATCCAGCTACTCCTGTGGCACCTGTTGCGCCTGTGGCACCAGTTGCGCCTGTTGGTCCAGCAACTGTGCTATTAGCGCCTGTAGCGCCTGTAGCACCTGTTGGACCTGTGTTTCCTTGAGCTAAAGTAAAGTTCAAAACAACATCTGTTGTTGTTCCTGAGTTTGTTACAGAAGGAATTCCAGTTGCACCAGTTGCAGTTGTTGTACCTAAAGTAATTGTAGTTGGTCCAGCTGGTCCAGTTGCCCCTGTAGGTCCTTGCCTTAAAGTAAAATCAAACACTGCTGCAGATGATGTTCCTGAATTTACAACAAGGGAATTTCCTGTTGGGCCCGTAGAGGTAGTCGTTCCGATTGCAACTGTTGGAGTAGATCCAGTCGGTCCTGTTACTCCCGTTGGTCCTTGACGTAATACAAAATCAAAAACTCCAGCAGATCCTGTTCCAGAATTTGTTACAGAAACTGTTCCAGTAGGACCAGTTGAAGATACTGTTCCTACCGCAATTGTTGCTGGTCCAGTTGCTCCTGTAGGTCCTTGAAATTGTCCCGCATCAATCCAAGATGATCCGTCCCAAACATAAAGATGTAAATCTGTTAAAACTATCCATGAGTCTCCTGAAACATTTCCAGAAGAAGGCAATGCAGCAAAATTTGCTTGCGTTCCCTTAATGTTTATAGATCTTCCAGCTGCGCCTGTAGCACCTACTGCCCCTGTTACTCCTCTAAGACCTGTTGCGCCTGTTGCGCCTGTTGGGCCTATAAATCTTCCTCCGTTTTGCCATACTAGACCGTTATATAAATATACTTCTGATGTTGATGATAATATGTATGCTGTTCCTAGCGGTGCGTTAGCAGGCAATGCGTTTATGTCGGCTACTACTCCCTCAAGCCTTAAACCTGTTCCATTTGCACCAGTTGGTCCTGTTTGGCCTGTTGGCCCTGTTGGTCCTTGTGGACCCGCTGGTCCAGTTGCTCCATTAGTTCCTATAGTTCCGTTAGTTCCTGGATTTCCAGCTACTGCAAAAACCCAATTAACATATGTACCAGTTCCACTAAACGAATCTACGGCTACGGTAATGCTGACATTTTTAACAACTTGTGTAATAATGCCTTCTACATATGTAGTTAAAGCAAGTGGATTAATTACACGAACTCTTTGTCCTGCTGTGTATGCTCCGCTATTATTTACAAAAAATACTTTTGCTCCAGCTGAAACTTGGTGTGATGTTATAGAAGTAATATCTGAATATCCTGCTCCAGAGGCACCAGTAGTTCCGCCTCCACTGCCGCCACCTGAAAGTGTTCCTGAAAGATCAACCCCAGATATTGTTAATGAGTAACAGTTTGGCGTTGTAGTAACTGCTGCAATAGATTCTCCAGCATTTAAAATTAATGAGTGCTCAAGCTTTAATGTTGTGTTGTTTTCAACACTCACATTGCCATAAAGAGTGTATGGGTCTAAACTCGACCTGTTAATATTGTAAAGGTTTATAAGCTGATCGCCATTTTCTCCCAATAAGAAAATGCTAAAAGGAAGAGTTGATCCACTAAAGTTTGTTACGGTAAACTCTTTGATAATTATAGTTGATACAGCTGTGTATATTTTTGCTGGAGATGCTGGAATTAAAGAAGGTCCTGCAAATCTAATTGGAGCATATGACATACTTTAAATCCCCCTTAGACTATAGACCACTTAGACATTAGATCTTTTTCAACAGTTTCGTATTCTGAAAACTGTAAAGCTCTATCGTAAATTAAAAATTCTCCAATTTTAAAGTTTCCAAATGAAGATATGTATCTGCCAATTGCTTGTCCTGTCATTGAAGCTACGGATCCACCAGATACGGCACGTGAAACTTCAACTCTATTTCTTCTTACTGTTCTTTGATTATTTGACAAATCATAAACAATTGTATAAATTTCTGTTGTGCCTGCAGGGGCTGCGGTTACAATAGATCCCTGGTCATCATTTACAAAACCAACTCTGTGTGTATTGCTGGTTAATTGACCTGCAAAAAGATTTGTTCTTGTTGCTGTATTTGTTCCACCAAAAATCCATGTGTTATTATTTGCTGGCTTTGATGCAACATAAATAATTGTAAAAGATCTTCCAGCTATGTACGCCAAGGTCTGATCTGAAAATACCATAAAGTCATCTGATCCATCAAACTGAAGTGCTCCAAGCCCACCTAATCCAGTAGCTTGCCATTGTGGCCGATTGGCAAGAGTTGCCTGAGTCATATGTCTATTTGCACCTGACTTGTCGTTCCAGGCTGAAGCAAAGTTTGATCCATCTCTAATTACTGTAGCTGGAAGAGCGGCATCTAAATGCAATCTTAAGCCTAATGTTGTAAATCTAGCTCTACGAAAGTTTGAACGCTGATTAGGTAACAATTAGTTTTCCCCTGTTCCACCATAAACTACAGGCTTTTCTGGCCATGTAACTTCTGATAAATTTGAATATTCTTTTAATAAATTAAGCTTTTCTCTATACTTAACCCAAGACTGCTTATCTTTTGCAGATAGGTCTGACTTGGTTTCAAGTCCTTCTGTAGAAATTAATTCAAAATCAATGTAAGCAAGTAGTATATCCTTTTGATCTTCTGCAGAGATTGATTCTACCTTTACGTTATAAACTTTACCGCCCTGAAAATATGGTTCGCATGGAACTAATTTTTCTGTATTTGAATTATGTTCTAAATTAGTTATTACTGGGTACAAATTATTTTCTGATAGGAAATCACCATACTCTTCAGTTGAAGGAAACGATGTGTTTGGAAAAAGTACGGTTATATCACCAATACCTTTAATTTGATTATTTTCAACTACTGCGTACATGTAATCCCCTTTATTTTTTAAACGAATAGGTCAGCAAATGCATAACCACCAAAGACAGTTGTTCCACCATCTCTAGTGTAGAAATTTAATAATGTTGTATTTGTTGATAGCAATGGCGCAATGTTTGCTGCTCCGCCACCGTCCCATCTAATATTTCCTGGCCAAGTAATTGTAAATGAACCGCCAGCCTTAATTTCAACTTGCCAAAAAGCAGCTTTTGCTGTTGATGGATAGTTGGTGAATGCGACTGTCATATTGCCGTTTGCAATCATCTTGAATACGCCAGCTTCTGCTAGGTTACATGTTGCTGTTCCTCCAGCATTAACAGTTCCCCGATCAAAAAATTCAACTGGGATGTTAAAGTATGTAAAACCTTGGCCATTGATTGGGGCCTGAAGGTATGTGTATGTCCACAAAGACGGTGTAACGGCTTGTGGGGTCATTGATACTGGCATTTTATTCTCCTTTTATTTCTTTAATTAAGCTTTTACCCAATAGGTAATTTTACAGATTCCTGAACCGCCTGTGTTTCCGCCTCCGCCGCCTCCGCCTGAGCCTGAGTTTGGCATTGCGTCTGCTCTTTGTGTTCCAATGTGATCTCCGTGACCGTTTCCGCCACCTGCTGCTCCTGCACCGCCAACACCTCTGCCAGATCCTCCGCCTCCGCCTGCAAGTCCATAAAGTCCTGGACCTCCACGTCCACCTGCTGAACGGTTAGAAGAGTCATTTGAGTTTGCCCATCCTGGACCTCCGCCAGATGCTCCTTCTGAAGGGCTTCTGCCTCCTCCGTGGTGACCTGAGTATCCGCCTGAGTTAGGCTTTTCAACATGCCCGTATTCTCCTGCTCCACCTGCTCCTCCACCGCCTCCGCCTGCTCCCCACGAATTAACCCAGTTACCCTGACCGCCTCCGCCTGAGCCTGTTCCAATTATATTATTTGCTCCTGGTCCAGATGAACCTGATTGTCCATCTCCCTGTGTTGTTCCTCCGCCGTAAGCAACCATGTAGAAAGGCTGTCCTGATGTTCCAAATGTTGAGTTACCGCCTTGTGAACTACATGTTCCACCATTAGCAATTCCTACAGAAATTCCAGATCCTATTGCAACTGAAGAAACGTCAACCATTCTTCTTATTAGCTGACCCGCTCCTCCACCGCCGTGGTTTGTTGAACCGTTAGAGCAACCGCCTCCTCCGCCTCCGCCTACTAGGATTACTTCAATTTGTGGTGCACTGTTAGCTGGACGTGTCCACACTCCACCGCTTAAAATTGTAACTTCATACGCATTGTAAAATCCTGAAAGATTTTGTGCAATTAAAGGAATTGCAATAGATGTTGAAAGAGCCGTTGTTGAAGCTAAAATTTGAGCATCAAGTCCTGGTACGTATATCTGATTAATTGTTCCAAATGTTGGCATTATGGTTTTACCTCGATTTCATAAGTTGATTCTTCTAGCCGATGTTCTAATTTTGTTGGCTTTAAAGAATCTGGAGCCACAAACTTATTGCCTTCTAATTTCCACATAATTCCTGGTTGTGGATCATAGTCTGTAATGTCCATCCGATCTAATCCAGAAAAATCTGGGTGAGACTCAATGAAATCTTCTTCTGCAATAATTACATTACCTATAATATTGTCTACAAATAAAGCCCAAGTTCTTGACATTACTCTTGACCTCCCGCTAATTCATCTTCTGCAATAACATCATCAATTGGAACAAGGTGCTCTACAACAACAGATGAAACAGTAGGAACTGGCTTAGTCCAAACCTCTGTGTCTTTGTTGTATGTCCAACCAGGTGCTGGCTTATCATCATAGGCCCAATCTGTATAATCAAAGAATAAAAGATCTTTTAAATCTTCATTTGCTGAAATTGCTTCTGGTCCAACTAGGCTCAATATGTTGTGAACCGTGCCGTCTTCATTAATAAATATGTAGTCTCTCATGATTATGCTTTAACGTAGTATGTAATAATAGCTACGCCAGAACCTCCTCTTTGACCTACTCCTGACTGATGGTTATTTCCACCGCCACCTGATCCTGTTCCGTCTCTACCGAATCCACCAGAGTTATCAATTGTTTGTGAGCCTCCAGCTCCGCCTCCGCAAGAACCTCCTCCGCCTGCTCCTCCGCCTCCGCCGCCTCCGCCTGCAAGTCCATATTGTCCGTTACCGCCTGCTCCTCCTACACCAATCCATGAAGTCCAGCTGTGGTTTGAACCTGTTCCGCCGCCTGATGCTCCTGGTCCCCAACCAAATCCTCCAGGATATCCAGCACTTCCAGTTCCGTTTGTCTGTGTTGTATTCTTACCGTTTTGTCCTGCTCCGCTTGCGCCACCGCCTCCGCCTGCTGCACCAAACTGCCAATCTCTTCCTGCTCCTCCGCCTCCGCCTGAGCCTCCTCCGTTTTGATTGCCCATTCCTTGTCCCATGTTTCCAGAGTTTCCAGTACGGCCATGATCATTAGAGTGACCTCCTCCGCCTCCGCCATATGCAATGCAGTGAAAAGCATTTCCATTTACACCAAATGAAGAGTTTGCTCCATTGTTACCATTTGTATTTCCTGAAACTGCTGGACCGCCTGCGCCAATAGTAACTGGAATAGATCCGCCAACTGGAACAGAAGAAATGTCTAGCCATCTTTCAATAAGTTGACCTGCTCCTCCGCCACCTGCACCTGAGTGTGACCATGAGTGACCGCATCCGCCTGCTCCTCCGCCAGCAACAAGGATAAGCTTGATTACTGGACCTGTGTTTGCTGGACGCACCCAGTTTTGAGAAGAATAAATTCTTGTCTCAAGAGGCATGAACATCGAGCTTACACCACCTGCAGCAATTGCTTGTGCAGTAATACCAGTTTGTAATCCCTGTGTTACTGCAGCATTAATTGTTGTAGTTAGTCCTGGCAAGTAAATTGATTGCGTGGTGTTGGAAACTTCTGACATTTTATTACTCCTTTAAATTATGATGATGTTATTTTTACGCCTGAAATAAACATCGTCACTGCGTTGTTATTTGAAGCTTTAACTAGAATACTTTCAGCTGTATTAAGAACCTGCTTAATGTCCAAAGTCATGAATGTCTGTGGTGGAAGGCTTAGGTTGTAAGCCAAGAATGTTCCTGCCATCTTAACATCAAATGTTTGGGCAGCAAGTGTGATATTTTGTACTGTGATTGATGTAATCACATCTGTCTCTGCTGCTGGAACTGTCCAAATTCCTACTTCGGCATTTGTAAGTGTTCCTGCATAAAAACGTGCTGGTAAGCTAACTGTTGTTGGCATTTTATATTACTCCCATATTCTGATATATTGTAAAGTTATTTAATTCATTTGCAACGGCTGCTACCTGTGTTGCTCCTGCTGCAGCCACTGCGGCTACCTGTGTACTTCCTGCAGATGACACTGTTGTTACAGCACCAGTTACAGCATTAGAGATGTCATTAAGTTTTGTATTTGTAGCTGCCAATACGTCGTTGACTCCCAAAAGATTTCCCATTGATTCAATAGCTTTTGCTAAATAAACCAATTCTTGTGCGCCCAGGTTTGATCCACTAAGGGCTGCTACCTTAGTCTTAAATAGATCTACTTGAGCCGTTAAACTTGCATAATCTGGCATTATTGATCACCTCTTTGTATAGTATAGCATAATGACATTATAAAGTGGGCTCCGTAGGATACACAATATTATAGTCTGTTACGGTTTCTGGAAGATCTCTGAGGGCTTGTCTATAGACTCTCCACTCTTCTTTCTTCTCATCAGACAAATTAGATGTTTCCACCCAGTCTGATAATTTTAATAAGTTGCCTCTTTTAGTTCTTGCAACCTGTAGGGCTCCGCTTAAATTAATTCCAGCTTGCCAATCGGCATGCTCTTCATCGGTCATTAATCTTGGAGACCCATTATTATAAACTAAATGTCTTTCTCCAGTAAATGTTTCATCTACTTCAAACCATTCTGAGCCATCTTCTGTATGATCTGTTGGGAATTCATGCCAAGTTCTAGTCTCGACCTGAATATCATATTCAGGACTAAATCTTGCATACTTTTTAAATTCGTCCATTATCTATCTCCATATACTGTTGCGGCATAATTCCAAATTTTATGGGAATCAATTGTTGATGTAAAGTTAGCATTGTTTACTTCATTAAACATTAATGCTGCCTGCGTCAATCTAATATCAGGTTGAATAAAGTTATTTGATCCTGTAAATGTGCCTTGTAGATTATAGAAAGCATTGTTTTCATTCCAGTGGTACTGGTTACCAGTATCCGTCCAGTATGTGAATGTGTTACACAGTAGTACCACGCAAGATTCTCCAGCGTTTAAAGTAAATGATCCAGACATTCCTGAGTTAGAAGTATTTGTTCCTGTTAGAGTAGCTATGTTTGTCCAAGACATTCCATTTGCTGCTGAATAACGTGTTCCTGATGAATAGGTTGGTCTTCCAACCTGAAGTCCCGCTCCATCTGTTCCGCTACACCAGTAGGTTCCAACTAGACCCCATACGGATACAGTCTGAGCAGTAGTTCCAAAATTTCTAATAAACATTACACGAGAACCAAATGGCCCAAAGCATGTTGTTCTTGGCCATGTGTGCATACGTGAGTTTGATGTTCCACACATGTTGTTGGTTGCATAGTCTAGGCGCTTATAGGCAGCTGACCAGTATGACTTTCTATTTTCGTTCATATTTCTGTATCCGCCTAGTGCATGCCAAAATGCTCTTTCAGCATCCCATGGCTGTGTGCCTGTTAGATATGTATGAAATGTTGTCCAGTCGTCTGAACCGTCCCAAGAGTAGTTGTTAAACATTGCATTACCACGCATGTTAACTGAATATATAGATGGAATAGAAAACGGTCTTCTTGAACCGTCAGTTACTTCTGGAAGCACTGTACTTAGTCCGCTCTGAATTCCTAAAGACTGTGCAGTTATTCCTAAGCTAGCTACTGACACTCCTGTTCGTGGAATATTTAATTCTGAAAAAAGTGCCATTATGTTAGTACCCATCCTCTCACTGCATTTGTATATACCAAAGTCATTGTTGCTCCGCTTACGTTTACAATAAGAGGCTCTTGAAGACCCTGAATTCTTTCAGAGTTTCTGTTTACGGTCCAGTTATTGGTTGCAGCTGCGCCAGTCATATCTACTAACTGAACTGTCCATCCCAATGTAGGGCTAAATGGAAGAGTTACTGTTATCCCACCTTGGTTTACAAATATTCTTTCATTATTTAATGCTGTAGTATCTGTTGTGGCAATCCGCCAAGACAAGGGGACTGTCGACAATGATGTCTGAAGGGCAGATACAGTAGACTGAAGAGTTGTATACTGAACTGAATTTGTATTAACAAATCCTTCAATGTTTGTTGTTCTTCCTTGTAGATCTACAATGTCTGCCTCTGCCTCTGTCAGTCTTGTCCCATTAGTTGAAGTATTAAATGCTGTGACTGCTGCATCTTTTGTAGAATTAATTGTTGTTATTGCATCTGTAGTAGCATTATTAATGTCTGCAACACCTAAAGTATTGCCCATTTGATTTAATGCCGCTCCAACAAGCTGTAGCTCATTTGCATTTAACGGATCATTAGCATTAGTCATTAAAGCAGTTGCTGCTGATTTAAACTGATTAATTTGTGACGTTAATGTTGAGTAGTCTGGCATTTTTTAGGCCTGCGCTTCCGTCCACGCAAGAACTGCTGAAATGTTAGCAGGTGCGGAACCGAGGTTGGTAGCAACGATTGTAAGAATGTCTGGAGCATTTGGGAAACCTGGTGTGGCAACGCTTCCATCTCCATTTAGAATAGAGTTTCCTAGGTCTCTTGCTTTTGTAAGGTCAATACGTGTTACGGAGTAGTTTGTACCTCCGCCGTTATCTGTATAGAAAGCAAACACACGATCTCCTCCAGAAACTGTATTTGTAGGAGAAAGAACTGGCGATCCAGTTGTTCCTGTTCCATCATGGTAAATAATTTGTGCCAAAGAACCAGATCCCACTCTTGATTCTGACCAAGCATTTGGAATATTTACACCGTTTAGAGATTGTGCATTTAGAATTCCTTCTACAAGGAACTGACCCTGTGCCAAAATATTTACGCTGTAAAGTTTTAACTGCATGTTATTTGATAATTCACGAAGACCGAAGTTACGTCCAGTACCGTTATCCGCAGATGGCGCAACTCTAAGTGAAATCAATGGACGTGCCTGTTGCGTTGCCCCGAATACCTGTGTTACAGCTCCGTTTGGATTAACTGAAGACGAGGATTCATCTGGTTGAGCAAGAGCAAATGATATCGTATTTGAAGTAACGTTATTTATTAAATGTGTTCCATTAAAGAAGCTTGAGGTTACAGCCGATGGGCTAGTAGAAGGCTGAACAAATTGAAACGGAATATTGCTGGAAGTTCTATTAAATAAGAAGGTTGTAGATGTTACTCCAGTAATAGTCCATGTACCATTAAACACATTGTCCACTCCAGTCACAACTACTGTTTGTCCCACTCTATGTCTGTGAGCAACGGATGTTGTAAGGCTTGCAACGTTATTTGTTAGCTGCTTGTATGTAATTATAGATGTATCATTTACTCCTGAAACAACTGCGTTAAATCCTGCAAGCAATGAGTGAGGTGCTGAAGTTGTTAATGTTGCAACTCCTGATGTTCTTACTCTAGAAACAATTGTTGCTGAAACAGATCCAGATCCACCGACCTGTAAATATCTCTGCATACCAGCTGTAAAGATAAAGGAAGCATCATCATCAAAGCCTCCGTCCATAATTACTGAAGATCCCCAGTGGCTCATAACTGGAGCACATTCTTGAGAAATAACCTGAACTGAAACCTGTGCAGATCCTGATCCTCCAGGAATAGTTGCATCTGGTCTAAAGGTTGCTGCTACATAAGTTCCATTAAGGCTATATGCTGATCCTGCATAATATGTTACATAAGGTTGTCTACGAATAAGATTCATAGCGTATCCCTTTGCAGTATCATTATATGCACCAATTGATGTGAATCGTGCAATTTCTACATAATTTTCATCTTGAATTCTAAGGAATCCACTTGATGGCCAGTAGTCCACGTTATCAACATACATCACTGTATCTTGTGGAAGAAGATTTGATCCTCTTACTGCAGTTCCTCCAGCAACTAGCTTTGAAAACTTTGTTGGTTCGTTAATTGCTTCATATCTAGCAGGAAGGTTACCCGAACGCTGATATGCTGCTAAGTTATTATTGTTATTCGAAATTTCATGGCACCAGGTAATCTTACCAGCCTGGCCTCTAAATCCATATCTAATTGTTCCTGCTCCATACCAAGAGTAGTCGATGTATGTCATCTGCATCTTGGATGGATCAAATACGTGTGCTGATGGTCCACTTCCGTCAAACTTATCTAAATTCCATTCTGATTGAGGAACCTTAACAATTTGAGTCTTGCGAACCTTTACACTTGGCTGAGAAGCTCCACGGTATGCTGGAGCAATAGTCAAGGATGTGTCTGATGCAATCTGAAGAACTCTATAAGACTGTCCACGGATTACAATTTTATCTCCTGAAACTAACTGCTTTCTAAAAATTGTTCCATTTCCAGTTACTGTTGAATTAAATCTAGTTACGGAAACATTTCCTCTAAGGACCTGTGTAGACCATTGACGGCAAGCGAATAAACCTTGTCCATCATACTCAAAGAAAAATCCATCTTGCTCTGAATATAAACCAGCTCTTGTTGATGCACCCTTCCAAATGTATGGGGTAGCAAAAACATTTACTCCGCCTGGTATTTGATCAATTGGTGACAAAACTTCTGTAAATACTACATTATACTTAAATGTTGTAGCATCAACAACGGATGTTACAAGGTGAAGTCCGTTAAATGGATTGTATGGTCCAGATGTTTCTGTTCCTTCAATCTTAACGTATGCACCTGGCTGCAAGTTGTGAGAGTTAAGTGTAGTTACAGTAATGTCCTGAGATCCTGGAACTAATCCAGTAGATGCTAAATATTCTACCTGGAATGTAGGTGTAAATTTTGTTCCTGTTGAAAATTGAATTGATTTTCCAGACTGGTATCTGAAATATCTACGTGTTTGACGCATTGTTTGTGTACCGCATACGTTATTTCCTGTTGACATAATAACTCCACCATCATGTGGTCTGTGGTTCACATAACCTTCAGGCTTTGCATAGAAGCCTTGATCAAGCGTATTGATTGGATTATTGATTTGACTATTCGCCATAAATGACATTGAGTTTGGTGTATCTACAGTGTCAATAAAAAAGCTTCCGAAGAAATTGCTTCCTTCTTTTTGTGTAACGAGAACTGGTGTTCCTGGAAGAAGTCCGTGTGGCTTTGGCGAAACAATTGTAATTCTTGATGGCGTAGCCTGATCTGATACTGCAGAAAATGATCCAAGCTGTCCAACAATTCCACCCATGATGTGTGCGTTGTCAAAAATTCCTCCGCCGTAAATTGATGTTAGTGTTCCATCTTGGATAGGACCGCTAACAATTCCTTTTGCTGTGTATGTAAATGTTGTTGATGATGTTGGGAAACATAAAAATGTTCCATCTGCATTATCTGAAGTTGTTTCCTGAACAGATATAACGTCTCCTGAGCTTAATCCATGAGGAGAGTTACATGTTACAGTTACTGTAGATAATGGAGAAACTCCATTTCCTTCAATTAGCTGTACATCAATTGCGTTTCCTCCAGTAGATCTGCCGAAGAATCCTGGGTAATTCTGAATCATTGTAAGTGTTTCCCACTTAGAGTTCTGAATACCGTATTCAAAGTCAGTATCGATAAGAGATACAGGATTTGCTGTACGAAGCTTTCCTACTGCATCCACCAAATAATCGGCTGGCTCAAATACTTCATTTTCTGTGTCATAAACAATTTGCCAATCATCTGTAGGCAACATTGTAGAGGTGTTGTATTTTAATACTAATATTGTTTTGCCGTGTGCTGCATCGTGATATTCATCTGAAACTGGAGTGGAGAAAGAATGGCTATATAGACCCAGTGCAGGGTCAGCAAAATTGTAAACAATCTTATTAGATGTTGTGTTTGTAATTAACAGTAGCTTTTCTCTACGAATTAGCTTAGGAATAGTTAATGTTCCTGTGCCTGGTACAAAATCAATATCTGTTAAACTTAAAATTTTTCTTGCCATAGTTGTTTTCTCCTAGAATATCATGCTTGTTGCTAAAAGTGTTGCATTTTGTTGAGTCATATTTGTTAAGAACTCGTACTTTGGATAGTATACACCAAGATTAAGTATCTGGTCTGCCTTCCAGCTATCTAGTTCTGTTATTACATTTTGTACTGCTGTTTCTCCCGCTGGTCCTGTTGCACCAGTTGGTCCTGTAATACCTTGTGCTCCTGCTGTTCCAACTGGACCCTTTAAATTTCCTTGAAGTACCCAAGTAGTATTTGAAGAATTATATTGGAAGTAATCTCCAGTTGTTGTATTTAAATATGTGTCGAGCCCTAGCTTACTTGCTGGATTTTGTGATGTTGGATTGTTTATACCTGTAAATGTATAAGAACCTCTTTGTCCCGCCAAACCTTGGGCTCCTGGTGTTCCTGCTGCACCAGTTGGTCCTGCTGGAATTTGAAAATTAAATATTGCGGCAGATGAAGATCCACCATTAACAATTGATGCTGCGGTTCCTGCTGCAACAGTTGTTACTGTTCCAACAGAAATAGTTGCTGCAGAACCTGTAGGTCCTGTCGCACCTTGGGGTCCTGGTCTTGAACCAGCGACGGTAACCCATGAGCTACCATTCCATCTTTTTAATGACATTTTATGACCCTCCTAACCTAAAGTATACCAGAATGGTTATTCAAAACCCATCCAAGCTAAAGCTTTCAAATCTTCAAATACTGTTGAATTTGAAGAAATAATGTTATTTATATTTGATGCCGTTACTATAGCAAGCCACTGCCCTTGGCTTCTTACGTATGCCAGTCCAGTTGAAGCATCGGAAGCAACAAAACCATTTGGTGCATTTTGTGGAAAATCAGAAACTGTTGCATAGTTTGTAAAAGTTAATTGATCGTAATAGCTTGGACTTTCATTTTCATTTATATCCACCCACAGCTGTACGTTGTCTGGATTTGGAGGAGTTGCTCCAAATTCAAGAATTGCACCATCGAAATCATCTGTATCTATCCAGAGCTCACCTTCGTATGAAGGTGTTCCTGGTTCATCTGCGCTATAAATTAATTCTTGTACTCGCTCAACTTCATCCACCCAGAATTCATATTGTTCTGGATCTGGAGCAACTGCACCTGTAAAAAATTGATTAAATGGGGTATCGATGTCATCAACATCAATCCACAAGTCTCCATTTGCTGTTGCCCCAAGTGGTGGTGCAACTAAACCAACAAAAAATGTACTAGGTGGCGCTGAGGCATCTGTTGGAATTAGTGTTAGTCCTCCTCCTCCACCTGCGCCCTGAATATCTTGCCACAAAAGCCCGTCCCAAACCTTCATTTTATCTAGTGGCTTGTTGTAATAAATCTGACCGTGTACTGGAGAAAGTGGAGCTGCGTCTAGCCCAATAATTACACCGTTGGTAAATGTATTTTTAGAAGTCCAGGTATTTGTTGTTGATAAAGAAAGATCTGTTGATATATACTCCCAGGAGGAGGCTAGTGCATTCCAAACTTTTAAAGATCTTGTATTTCCGCTTCTATATTCGTCTGTGTCAAACCAAAATTCACCATCCGCTGGAGCAGATGGTGCAGATGCTGACATTATTGCTTTTGACGGCGGTATTATAGTTTCTAGTATAAGCTTATTTGTATCGTCATCGTATGTTGCTGTAATATTAGGATTTAGTCCGTGTGTAAATAATGGAGCAATATAATCTTGGGCCTGCTCTTGTGTTAGTTGAGCGGTTACGGCTAAATTAATACGATTTGCAACATCGTCATAAGTAGCTGTTACATTTGAATGACCCGAATGTGTAAATAAACTAGACACTGAGTCTTGTGCTGCTTCAGTAAACCCTGGAAGATCTGCAGTTGTTATTGCAAAATTTAGCTTTCCAGTAGGGTCGTCGTATGTGACTGAAAGTCCTGTTGACTCTGTATTGCCAGATACCATTTCACCAACAACATCTTGAATTCTTTCATCTGTGTCGGCAAGAGCTAAGTAAGTACTTGCTGCAGTAGTTATATTTAGCTTGGTTGCAAGAGCCGTTGTTATTGTTGTTGCAAAATTTGCATCGTCCCCAATTGCTGCTGCAATTTCGTTTAATGTATTTAACAAGCCTGGAGCTGCATCTATAAGGTTAGATATTGATGTGTCTACGTAAGCTTTATCGGCTATAACAGATGTATCAACCTGAATAGTAATTACATTTGTTTCGTCATTAAATGTTTTTGAGATACCATTACCAGGGTTAAGTGCTTGAGCTACTGCTGTTACCACTTCATCATCATCATAAGTTGCTGTCAAACTTAAAATATTTGTAGTGTCGTTATAAGACACGGTAATTCCCGTGTGCGTACCACCTAATATTGAGGCGGCTGCTAGGTCTTTAATTTCATTTGGATCTTGAAAATTAAGTTCTAGCTGTCGAACCTTGTAATCAAGAGATTCTGGATCTGTAGAATTATTTACACCAACTTTTGTTTCAAGGGCCTCTATCGCATCATTGGCGTTTGCATGCTGGGCAGCATGAGAAACTAAAGCTGTCGAGTCGGTAGACTGAGGATTTACAAAATCATCTTTAGTAGTTGGGAATGATGTGGCCATGTATATTATTATACCGCCTTCTACATTATTGCCAGATTGTTATATGACGTAGTTTTTTGGTAGCTCCTGTGACCATTTGCCAACAGGGCATTCAGAATGAGGAAGCTTAACCTTTGCCGTCATAAAGCAACTACACTTTTTGCACTGTTTAGTTGCTTTCAATAAGTGCTCGCATCCAAGGCAAACGTCGAGTCTTTTTTTGGCAACCTCTTTCGAAACATGATCTATACTTGGGTCAATTAGATCCCACGGTCTGGCTGGCCTATTGCTTTTCATTATAAAACTTTAGAGACGTGGCCCTGATATCTGCCATGCTCTTTATGGTTTCTGTCGTTATATGAAAACATAGTTACGGCAGAATACTTTATTCCAGACTTTACTGGCAAAGCGGCATGCGAAAAAAGATAACTGGACGGGAACAAAACAATGTCTCCATATTGAGGAACATATGTATAGTCAAAGTTTGGAAAATATAGCTCTCCACCTTCATAGTCGCTATTTAAGTACATTACAGTTGATACGTCGCAAGAGTAGCTTGGACCGCTATCTGGGTGCGTTTTAAAATGCTGTCCTTCTCCATAACGCACAAAGTTAATCGCTTCCATATAATTAAGTGGGTTTATATGATAAGACGCTCTATAATCTTCTAGGCACTCGTTAAGCTTTTCTGTTATTTGATCGTGTATTGATATAATTTCGTCTGATAACTCATTTCCTGGTCTTAAGGAATCTCTTTTAATTTTAAAATCAACACAGTCTCTGTAATCTAATTTTTGTACATGGTCGCCAACTGTAGCAATTGACCATTTAAACATTGAGCTTTTACCTGAACTCAATACCTTTTCCAGTCTCTCTGGAATGTTCATTGCTTCTGGCAAAGCGTTTCTGTATATCTTTATCCCTACTGCGGGAATGTCAATTATCATAATATCTCCTTTTTACTAGACTAAAGGTATCCACTTTTGCGAATACTGATTTTTTATTTCTGATAATGGGCTTACGTAAAACACTATTGATTTAAATTTATTGTAATAAACAATTTTATTACCCGCCTCTGAAATTACAATGTCTCCAGGGTTTATATCAAAATTTGTATCATTAATTGAAATCTTTGATTTTTTTGAGTCTAGAGAAATTATTCCAAACATAGACGGCCTTGAAGTTCCTCCAGCATCATACCATAGAGAAAGATCTTGATCTTCAACTAATGAGGAATAAATAAAGTATTTATTCTTTGAATAGCTGAAATCGTGCTCCATGCATGCATTTTTTATTAAATAGGAAACTTTTTGAAAAAGAAAATACATTTGTTCGTCATGCATAAAAAAAGGATTATAATTATTTTTATTATAAACTTTAGAAATCTTTTCATCAGACATGCCAAAGGTGTATAGGTTTTCAGATTTATCTAACTCAATTGCTATTTTTTCATAGAGGCCAGATGTTTCAAAATTGTCCCTACTTGAAATTGTTTTTCTTTTTTCTCTATAAATTACATTTTCATTTTTATTTTGAGAATAAGTATTAATCATTTTTAACCTCTACATAAGAAACTCCAATAATTAATTCTCCCGAAGATACTTCAGAAATTTTATACTTGTAGTCTTCTTTAGATGGAAAAATTATTAAATTGCCTTTAGACAAAGGTATGGACATGTCCTTATTTAAAAATGTAATTGTAGCGTCAGAGTGATGGTTGTTTACAACGTAAATAATTGATATAGTGTCCGTTAATCCTGGGTTTAAAAAATCTTGAGTGTATGATGTTTCGGGAATTATTTTTAAAAACACATTTTCAATCGGAAAAACAAAAGACAGGGAGTTGTCATGAAGATATGAATTTATTTCAGAAATGTAGCTAACATATAGTCTTCTATTTTCTAAATTTAAATTTTTAAAGTTTGTTGTTTTAATTACTCCTTCTTTAAAACCATTTACTCTTTCTACCCATGAAATTTCTTCAAAGTTTGCAAGTAGGCGCTGAAGATCTGCGTCTTTTATATATGAAAATTCGTAAACACTTATGTCATCTTGTGAAAATATCTTGTTAACCATTTTTGCCTCCTGGTCTGTGGCCGTGCCATACATCTGGATAAACTGGATCTCTTGGCGGATCAATATCAAATACTGATATTGATGATTTTTTTTCTAGTGGGATATCCTCTATTCTTTCTTTCCAAATATCTTTAACTAGTTTGGTAGCTTTTTCAGTTTTTGCGCTTCTATCTAAAGGCACATCCATAATTACATTTAAATAATCATTAAATATCGCTCTAGCAACTAATCCAGAAACTCCAAGCAAGCCCATCTTTCTGTACTTTGGATTTACATAAACTCTTTCATTTCTTCCATTTTTATTAACAGTGCAATACAAGTCTGGATATTCTACAGGTAAGAAGTCTGAAACAATAACAGTATTCTCGGGATGCATGTTGTTGAAATAAATTGCACTTACATATTTTATAGATGTGTGATTTAATTTTGTAACATGTATCCAGGAACCTTTCAACTCATCGGGCATTCCAGAAAATACGGGCACAAGATTTTCTCCAACCTTTTTCATTTCTATAATATTATATTGCGCTTGAGTCATGAGTTAACATCCTCTCTGTAAAGAACATATCGTATGGCTCACAGTTGATAGAAATAATATCGTGTGGGGCCTGAATTATTTCATAAAGATAAATAGGCTCCCAGCTGCTGGTATCATACGAATAGACTAGATCAGTTTCCTTAATTATATTTACTGAAGTTTCAAACTTGGAAACCCCATCTCTTTTAATTAAAATATAATGGTATTGAGAAAATATATCTTCATTAATTACAACCGCATATGCAGACTGTGTTTTATATATATTAGCTATGGTTGTAATTTCTGGAATAATGTTGGGATTACTATCTGACCAAGCAATTGCTTGAGCTGTTATTCCTTCGTCTCCTTCATAAGGAAACCCTTCAATATTTGCAGATAAAAGAGTGTCTCCTACTCGCAAATCTCCTGCTTTAACAAGGCCATCGGTAGTTCTTACTAAAGTTGTAATTCCAACGCTCTTGCCGCCAAAGCTAAACAATGCGCTTAGGTCCAATGATGCTAAAGTAATATCGAATCCTGGGTCTGCAAATCCTGGGTTAGCAAAATTTGGTTCGTTAAAAGCTGGTTCGTTAAAAGCTGGTTCGTTAAATCCTGGGTTAAATCCTGGGTTAGGAGGATTTATACAAGGAGATCCCGTGTTTCTTGCTGCACAACTAAACTGTCCGCTAGGACTGTACTGGTATTGAAACCAAATACCGCCATTACAGAAACCAGCATCGTCATCTATACAGTCACTTTGTGGAGGAAATCCTGGATTAATTGGTTGAAACCCTGGATTAAATCCTGGGTTAAAGTTTGGTGGAGCTACATAATTGTAATAAGTAAAAGTAATTTTTTCGCCAATTCTTAATGTTGTTCCTTGTGCAATTGGTTGATTTTTAATAGATAAATCTAAATTAATATTTGATGTATCTTCTGCTACTTCTTCCCAAGATAAGCCGACAGATTCGAGTGCGGATTTTGCTTGGTTTCGTGTTAAGCCATTGATATTAGGCATATCAACTTTTCTTATGCCTGCACGACCAAAGAATCTTCTTGCCATTTTGTATTATACTGCTAGGTCACCCAAAACGACCCAACTGTTACTGCCTCTCTTCAATACCGATGCGCTTGACCATTGTGCTCTAAGCTTGAGACCTGGTGTAGAATTTGGTGTAAATCCTGCTCCAGCTATAGTAACCTGTGAGGCTCCTGTTTGTAAAATTTCTATCGATGTACCTATTGGAAAATTATACGTTGTGTCTGCAGGTATTGTCAAGGTTCCGCCACCTGACATTTCTACAATTTTTCCTATATCTGTAGACTGAAGTGTATATGAGCCGCCTTGTGCATTAAATGAAATTACTTCGTTTATTTTGGTGTCTAGGGCTGTTTGTACTAAATTCGATATTGGCTTTTCTGCATCAGAAGTATTATCAACATTTCCAAGACCTACATGTGTTTTTGTAACACCACCTACTGTTCCAGTAAATGTTGGTGAGGATATTGGCGCATATGTTGTTGCGGCTAGGGAGGAATCTAGTTTATTCCCTACCGCTGTTGTTAAAGTTGTAGCAAAATTAGGGTCATCTGCTAAAGCTGCAGCTAACTCATTTAAGGTGTTAAGAGTTGATGGGGCAGAATCTACAAGGTTAGAAATTGCAGTTGAGATTGCTGTATTTCTATCTGCTACTTCTGTAGAAATTGCTGAAGATAATTCTGTGTCTCTTGTAATTGTGGCTGGAATTTCAGAATCTGGGACTGTTCCATTTTCATCAAGTGTAGCGACACCTTCTGGGTTTCCATAAAGACTTAATGGAATATATGTTTCCGCAGCAGTATTGCCTAAAGATGAAACTGCTGTATCAACATATGTTTTATTTGCAATAGTGTTATCTACAGATACTGTAAGCTTTCCAGTCTGTGAATCAAAGCTTTTATCTATACCAGTTCCGTCTAAAACTGTATCAGCAATATATTCTTGAGTTAAGCTTAAAAGTTCTGATGGAGCTACGCTTAGATATGGAAGAGATTGCCACAAGCTAGATCCGTTGCCAACTTTTATTTTTCCTAAAGTTGTATCTAGCGCAATTTCACCAGCAGATAATACATTTGTAGATGCATTCCACTGTGTAGTGGTGCCTCTTCTAATTCTTATGCTGACTGGCATTATGGTGTACCTCCGTCAATTATATTTAGTGGTGATTGTCCAGTAAGGGCTGGTGATCCACCGTCTATCGAAGTAGCAGAAACTGAAACTGCTTCAACGGAATATATATCTCCATCATAAGTATGTTGATGAACAAGTAATCCAATTTCTGCTCCGCCGACTGGTTTCCACTCTGTTCCAGTGTATACACGAAGCTCTTGAGCAGAACTATTATAATAAATAGCTCCAACTACTCCTTCTAACGGATCAGAAGATAATTCTGTTGTATGTATTGGAACTAGTCTTCTAACTGACATCAGGCTTCTCCTTAACCAGTAATTACGACTCTGTATGCTCCACTTGCAGGGGCTACCGCAAACTTTAATGTAATTGTATTTGATGATGTGCGCTCAACATCTGTTTCAACTAAAGCCTTTGATCCTGATGTTTCAAAAACTTGAACAGTAACATCATCTGATCCTAGGTTGTGTGTGACAACTAAAGATGTTAGATTTGATGGATTAGAAAGATCTGCTGCGTACTTTCTTGCAATAGCATGATAATCTGAACCATTATTTGTAAGGGTCCAATTATCTGATGTTTCATTCCACTTAAGGTCAACATCAGACTCTAAGCCACGATGTACCTTGATTCCAGCATCGACAGAAGGTGCATTTTCTTCTGGCATATCGCTGTTAAGATTAATATAGTTATCAGAAATATTTACTTGCGTTGTATTAACAGCATTAATAGATCCAGTAACATTAAGGTCACCAAGAACGTTAAGGTTATTACCAATTGTTACATTGTCTGGTAAACCAATTGTTACCGTTGTACCTTCTCCTGATGTAGGACTTACTGTTATTTCATTTTCTGTACCTTGAATATTTGCAACATAATCGCCAGTTGTGTCTGTTCCTAGTGCTACAGAATTAGGTGCAACTGTAGTTGTGATTGTTACATCACCAAGGTTTGTCATTGTCGCAGAACCTGTTACATCTCCTGAAAGTGTAATTGTTGGGTCTGCTACATTAAAATCTAATTTTCCATTTGCATCGTCATATGTTACTGAAATACCAGATTCGGTATTTGTTGAAACCATACCACCGACGATGTCTTGTACTGACTCTTGATTAAGAGTTACGTGTCCATTTGTTACAACAAAGTCTGTTGTTGCAAAAGAAGCAACACCTTTGTTAAAAGCAGACGCATCTTCAGCTGAGATTGTTAATGTGTCTCCACTTACTGCTACATCTATTCCTTCTCCGCCATTAATTTCAAGAGTTTCTGTAAGAAGATTAATTCCAATTGTGTTAGATGTATCATCTGAAATTGTAAGAGTTGTAGCTACATCTGCTTCGCCTGCAGCTGTTAATCTACCTTGTTGATCTACTGTAAATGTAGGTATCTTTGTTTGTGATCCAAATGAGCCTGGTGTTACGGCTGTATCATTTAATTTAAGTGTTGTTGTGCCTGCGGCATCATCATATGTTGCTGTTAAAGCTGTACCAGCTACAACGGAAGAACCAATGAGGTCTTGAATTACTTCTGTAGAACCAGATGTTGGTGTCCACTCTGTTCCATTGTAGAAATAAAGAACATTTGTTCCAGTATCGTAGTAAATTTGTCCAGATACTGGATTCGATGGGGCAGCACCTAAGTTCTGGATTCTAGCATTTAGTAACTCATTCTTATTGAGATCTAAGCTAACTAAGAATTTTTTTGCCATTTTCTTTCTCCTTTACGACAGATGCGCTGTCCCTGAAAATGGTTGGGCCATCGTCAGTGTTAAACTATTAAGACTATTATAATCTATTCCTGTTTCCAATACGTCGCCTGCGCTAGACAATACTGTTACATTTGGACTAAATCCTAAATTGTGATTTATTACTACAGAATATACCCCAGATACTGGGCCTTGAACTTGAGACATTTCCCATGAGTAAACAAAAGCTATATCTTCTTTGGTAACAAGGTCAATTTTGTTTGCCCCGCTCCAAGTGGAATTTGACAGCTTTGGGCCATAGAACTCATTTGTAGTTGTATTAAAGTAAAAATCTCCTTCAATCCCAACTGTGTCTAGTGGGGTGGAAACTCCATTAAGTATAGATTTACCTCTGGGTCCTTGAGGACCTGGTGATGAGACAACAACTTTATTAACCTGCTCAACTACTTTTACAATATTTTCTGCCATTAGATAGTCACCGATCTACTTAGGGTCAAGAACCCTTCAATAAGTTTTGTTTTTGTATTATTGGTATCTGTAATCATTAAATCGTAAGACGATTTTGGGTGAAATAATTTGCTTGTTTGAGACGGAGTCATTGTACAAATAACTCTTCCGTTTGGACCATCAATTGTTATCCCGCCATCTGGTGAGGTTAAGGTAAAGGATAATTTTGATCCACCCTTTGTATCTCTTACCTGCATTTTTGCTGTAGCTCCAGATAGGGATATGGGGACATCGTTGTTGTCTGTATATTCTACAACAAATGAAAATGTAGTGTTTTGGTCTACTTCAAAATTCTTTTGCGCTGCCACATTTACCCCTAATTAGAAAAGCCCTTATGGATATTTTACCATAAGGGCACTTCTAATCTATATTAAATTTTTACTTCTTTGTAAATCCAAATGCTGGTTCATTAGTATTAAGAGCTTTTAAGATTACAGGCAATATTGCCGCTAATCCACCCTTAAGTAAGTCTCCTGGGTCAGTGTTACCAGTCATGTAAAGAGCAATTGCCGCACCCAAAAAGTGACGACCATAGCTTGCCAACGCTGCTAGAATTTTTTCTTGCATAGTTACCTTTCCATCATTGTTTAGATCTTGTTTCATTAGATCCTCCTATTTCTGGGCCGTGTGCCCAGGAATTTTGGGTTTTACCCCAATTACATTGTACTACTTTTAACTAGAAATGTCTACTAGCTCACAGTTTCCATCTGAGCTGCATGCTAGTGTAGCATTTGTAGAAGTTCCGTCTTCTGTTTCATAAAAAGATAAATCTTCCCAACGAATATTTTTAGGCATTTTTTCAACAAGTGCATCGTATTCTGCTTTGTCTACTTCCTGGTAAGGTGCTTGCTTGTATGAGTGATCGGAATGAGGCAGGAATGAAATTCCAGACACTTCATCAAAATGCTTATAAACCCATGCTCCAACTTCCATCCACTCTTCTTCTTTTACGGAAACAGTAATAGATGGTTTGTGCTCACACCATGCACGTTGATAAGCTAACCAAATGTTTAAGTGCTCAATAGCAGTAAGATCATTTCTAATAATTGCGCCTTCTGGTGCTTTTACTGGAAATGAAAATACGTATGTATCGTTTGGCTTCATGACATCATCTTCTACTGGAATCCCAACTTCCTTAAGAAAAACAGAAATAGGGTCTCCCTTTGAGCCACGAACTGTACGAATATAATATGGGGAATGCCATGCATGCATTCCTGAAGACACCCCGACCAATTGAGATACTGTTCCTGATGGCTTTACACATGTAATAGCGGCAGATTCGGGAATCCCAATTTTCCCAGCCTCTTCTTTATTAATTTCACGAGCATACTCACGAAGTCGAGATAATGCATCTTCTAATTTATCAAGACCCTGTTTTCCAGAAAAGAACTTATGTCCAAATTGTCCTGTTAATGAAACTCCAAGCAGTCTTTCTTCTTCGGTGTTATCTTTCCAAATTTTGCGAAGGTACTTAAAATCTGTTAGTGTTGATTGCCAAGTCCCAAGAATTGTTGCAAGGCGTACCTTATTTGCAACATCTTCATTTGTATCCTTTTCACGTAGTACGACTTCTGAAAGATTACAAAACTGGTAAGGACGTAGGATAATCTCTGAACACGGGTTAGTTCCATAGTGTATATCTGGATCTCTTCTGCCAAACTTGGCTGCTTGGGCTTGAGCTGCGGCCACATTGTATATACCTCGTTCTCCTGATTTTGAATCATATAGAGATTTCCATTCTGCAATAAACTGCTCCATTTCTGGTTTGCGTGAATACGCAACAGAGTTGTTAGACAAAGCACGTTGTGGGCTTGCTTCCCACCAATTACCTGACTTTGCCTGTGCCATTTCAATATCATTAATATTGGAAAGAGAAATCATTGCTGATCGACGAACTCCGCCTACAACAACTACTTCACCAATCTTACACATTATGTCGTGGCATTCAATTGGCTTTAAATTTCTTCCTGTAGCATTCTTAAACTTTGCAATTGTAAAATCAAACAAATTAATAAGTGGCTGTGGACCTGATGACCTTCCGCCCATTGTCTTAAGTCTTGCTCCTGCTGGTCTTACCTTAGAAACATCAATTGCTGGAATCTGTCCAGACCAAAGTAGCGCTAGCAACTCACGGTATGCCTTGGCCCAGCCTTGCTTTGAGTCTTCTACTGTAATTACTGTAGTTGACTTTTCTAAAGATTCTGGGACGGCAGGAAGTTTATTGATGTACTTATACTCAACAGAAAATCCTACACCCGTACCGCACATAAGTATGTACATAGTCTCATCAAATGAACGTGGGGAATCAACTGGTAAGAAAGCACAGTTGTATCCAGCTACATTATCTCTTTCCAATGCTGCACCTGAAGTCATAACAGAACGCATTGATGGCATAACATTTCGTTCAAAGACAAACTCTTTTAATTCCGCAACAAGCTTCTCATTTGGAATATAATTATGGTTTTTTTCTAGATGGCCAAGCATGAAGTTAAAATATCTATCTACTGTTTCACCCCAAGTCTCACGGCGATTATCTTCTGATATCCATCTTGCATATCTTGATAATGCAATGAAATTTTCGTATGGGTTTGCAATAGTTTTAGACATTTTATAATACCTTTTTCTCCGCCTAGCGGTTAATTTAAATTTAATGTGAAGATCCTATTCTACCAAACAACTATTCATATGGGAAGTGCTAAAATATATTTATAGCCTTTATTTTAAAATATTATTAGTCAACTATGCACGTTTACTTTATACTTATTCTGGTTGACTGGCTTGACAGCTTTACACTATAGATGTTATGATTATAGTTCGTTATCTCTAAAGGAGGAAATGCCAATGGAGAAAGTAAAACAACGTTTGAGCGAAGTTGCCAATAGTTGGTCGTACATATTAGTAATAGTATTATTTTTATTTACGGTTCAGCCAGGACCAACAGCAACTCAAGCATTGCAGGTAGAAACACCTGTGAAATCAACAGTACAACTAAAGAAAGAAACCTTAGAGAAGTACAGCAATACTGTGTACAAGCCTTCTGAGATGCTAACAGACGAAGAACTAAAAGAACTTCTATCAGCTGTTGGTTTTGAAGGAAAAGCACTTAAAAATGCTTGGGCTATTGTTAAGGCAGAGTCTAATGGAAGACCTATGGCTTACAATGGTAACAGGAAAACTGGAGACAGTTCCTACGGAATTTTTCAGATTAATATGTTGGGTGAACTCGGCATTGATCGTAAAGAAAAATTTGATCTAAAGTCAAACATTTTATTGTTTGACCCAGTAATAAACGCAGAGATAACGTATTA